ATCTGGTTTAATATCTAGTCTCAATGTACCATAACGCCAATCAGAATCCAAAGTATTACTAGTTATTTTGACGTTTGTTTGTCTACCTCTTCCACGTAAATCAAAAAATCTAGTCGTATTAGTTACATCTCTGCTTATTGTTGTGCCTGTATCTGATGGATATGTTTTAAAACCCATAGTTAAGTTAGCTGTGCCTACCTGATTTTTAAAGTCTGGTATACCTCTACTTACAGACAGTATTTGTTGTCCATCTTGTATGTCAAAATCACCAGAAGTAATAAATGCAGTCATAGCTGATTGATCATCGTTTACACCTTCTTCGTGTTCATAGAATATAGATGCACCTGCTGTTACGCCTTTTACTGTTGGTGTAGTAGGCGTGTCAGTTGGATTATATTTTGTTGCATATGGTCTTTGATAAACACCATAGTCCGTCCAAGTGGTTCTTGCTAAGTTTGACGTGTACCAACTTTTTTCTAAATAATTATATGTTACAGATCTATTTATTTGATTTGATGTGTTAGATGCATAAAACCAAGTAACTTCATTAAACTCTGAGTTTACACCAGCAAACGTTTCTGGTTGTTGTGTAATAGAAAAATCTTCAAATACATAATCTTGCACACTACATGGTATTTTTTTAACAGCACCATCGTATAAATAAAAAGCGTTCTGTGACATCCAATAAGCTATACCGTTTACATCAACGGTAGCGTGTACACCTACGGCACCACAGTTTGCACCAATTTGTACAAGAGAAAAAGTAAAAGGAGCTCCAACAAATTGTAGTGCGTTGAGTGATGTATCTGTCCATACCAGCACTGCATTACGTGATCTTACTGCTGACACAATCTTTGATCCATCTTGTATTCTAAAAGAACCAGCGGTGTTTATAGCTGTTGGCACAAAATCATTTGTTGTCTCTTGTGACGCAAATCGTAAAAATAAATCATCTTGCGTAGTCGAATTACCTATTACTGTTTCTGTACCAAACAAAAATACATGTCTGTCAGGCATTGATACTAAATTAAACCTAGAGTTGGTTGGTGTATTAGAGATTGCATTTGCTCTTACACCTGTTCCGTTAGACGTGTCCCATAAAAATGTTTTGCCTTTACTTACAGTAGCGATTAAATCTTCACCAAAGTTGTCAAATGACCAGTTACGAGCATCTATTGTAACACTTGATGTTTTTCTAGGTTCGTTCCAACCAGGATCACTTAAACCTGTGTAATCTGGAGAGTTCCAAGTATGAGTTCCCCAACCATAACCATAAGACGATTGATCTGTTCCAATGGCTATTTGATATTTTGCATTACCAGAACCGCCACCACCAGATGTTGATCCAGAGGCTGTGCCTGTATGTGTAACCCTATAACTGTTTGCATCCACCACTGTTGTAATTTCAAACTCTGCATTCATGTCCAATCCATCAATCGCAGAAAAAGAATCAAAGGTTACAAAATCACCTTGACCTGCACCATGACTATTGTGAGCTACAGTAACTGTCGTAGTACCATTTGTTGTAAATGGATTTGTTAACGCTGCTTCTAATCTAAGTGGTGTTACATCATATGCTGTGCCCTCAGAGTACACATAAAATTTTCTATCTGTTCCGAGAGCCGTGTACCTTACACCGTTAAGATCTGTCCATGTATGAATACCTCTTACTACTCCAATAAGTGTGTCAGCTATGAGTTTTTGCCAACCACCAACTTTTTGTGGTAGACCGTAATGAAATCTTACATTGTCAGAATCAACCCAACGTCCTTCTGCACCATACTCTGTATCTTGTTTATCTATACCAGGTGCTATGTTCAATTTTGCTAATGGCATTATGTAGTCCTTAAAAATCTATATGTTATTTCACCAGCACCTCCAGCACCTCCAGAAGAAGAACCAGGTTCAGTACCACCGCCACCTCCACCAGATCCTTGCGTTCCTGCAGATCCACTTGTGTTACCATTTGGACCACCAGATCCTCCTGATATATTATTACCACCAGATCCATAAGAATCACCACCGTCGCCACCACCAATTGTACAGTTATCGCCACCACAGTTGCCAGGATTTGCCCCTGCAGCACCTGCTCCTGAGTCGTTGAAACTTTGAGTTTGACCACCAGTAAAACCCGACGAACCAGTGCTAGCTTGAGTCAAACCATCAGTAGTTGAAAAAGTGGCTAATCTTTTAGATGCATCAATAGTTAAAGACCCTCCAGTACTAGCGGTATTACTACGTAGAGGACCTTGTACACCGCCACCAGATACTGAAGCAGGTTGTCCACCTTGTAAAGTAAATAAAGCTCCTGATACACTTCCTGAAATAGAAGTGTTACCTCCAGCTCCTGAATTTCCACTATATACACCTGTTCCTGCACTACCTCCAGAACCAACATTAATTGTTAATTGTTCTCCACCTGTAACTCTCATAACAACATCTGATAAGTACGCACCAGATGCACCACCTGGTCCAGCGGATTCACCGCCAGCTTTATCATAGTCTGCACCACGATAGCCACCTGAACCGCCACCAACAGCTCTTTGTATGTGTATAGCATTAGCCAAAGCTGGAACAGTTACAGAGCCAGTAGTGCTTGAGTAAGATGTAGCAGTGAATAAAGTAAATACTTCTCTCCAGTTACCACTATCTTTTACGAAAATGTTTGTTACAGTTTTATTTGTAAATGATGTACCATCACGAATAAAAAATTCGCTTACTTCTCTAAAAGAACCACCATCTTTAACATAGAACTGTGTCATGCATTAGGATGTATATTTTAACCAGATGTCACCATCTGATCCACCAGTAGGATTACCAGTAGCAACAGTTCTAGTGCCAACACCGTTTGTTCCTAAATTTGCATTTACAAAACCTTGTACATCGACGCCAACTTCAAGATCAAGATTTGATCTTGATGTTGTTTTATTTGCGACATCATTAAGGTTTTCGGACACTTTTAATACACCTGTAATAGCAGTGCCAGAAATTTTATATCTTATAGATTCATATGTAGGCATATTATTTCTCCAATAGTTTCCAGCCAAATGTTGCTCCAGAATAAACTAAAGCGAACCCTGCACCTTCTGTTGCTACAGTTAAATCGGATGTTGCTCCGTCTATTTTATGGCCGTTTCTTGCAACAGTTAAATTTTGTGTATCAAACGTATTTGCTACGTCATTAAATCTTATTTCATCTCCTACTGCAGCTGAGGCAGGCAAAGTTATTGTTACTGCACCACCTGAAGTATTTACAAATATTTTATCACCAGCAAACGCTGTATAAGCTGCTGTTTTAGTTAACCAATCACTTCCTTGAGTTTGTATTTCAAACCAATTTGTTCCGTCTGTAGATATGAATACGTTTCTACCAGGATTAATGATAAAAGTATTACCAGATCCACCAAGTCTAGCTGTAATTTTTTTGGTGCTACTTGCATTTCTTAAAAAATATAATTTTTCAACGGCAGGAAATTGTACAATAAAATCACTAGCATGACCCGTAAATATAATCGCTGCTTGTCTTGCCTCATTATTAGCTTGTGTTTGAGGTCCGTTGTTCGTGGTCAATACATACGGGCTAGATGATGCCCCTAAATTCTTTGTGTAAACGCCAGCAATTGACTGCTCAAGAGATTGTGAGAAGTTATTGTTAGTCGTATTACCCCAAGAGTTAGATTGCTCTCCTGATCCAATAAGCTCTATTTTAAGTCTACTCGAAAATGTTGATGCCATTATGCTGCGTCCTTCCAATCCATTGTAACAGAATCATCTACTTCTGTCCACGTCGTTGTTACACTATCATCTACCTCTTGATAAGCATAAATAGCTGGATTACCTTTACCTACAGTCATTGAAACACCTGTTGGTGTTACATCTGCATTTAAAAATACTTGTGGTGAGCCAACTGATATTGGTGCAAAGAGACTACCTGGTAATACTGTGCTACTTGTATTGACTTGTGGTGTTCCAACGGTTGAAGTTATTGGTAAACCAGCAGGTGTTATTGTTTGATTCTGTATAGCTACGACCGTTGGCGATCCAACAGTTGATGTCATTGGTTGACCAGAAGGAGAAACCAAAGTTGCAGGTAAAGCTGTAGCTGTACCTACAGTGCTGGTCATTGGTAAACCAGTCGGTACGACTAAACTTGTTCCAGTTGGAGTTATACCTCCAAGAGAAGAAGTCATTGGTTGACCCGAAAGTGTTACTGTAATAGCATTTGATACAGTGCCAACGGTTGTAGAAGCTGGCTGTCCAGTAAGTGTTACATTAGATGTTCCAGAAAGTACTAGTGATCCGTGAGCCGAGGTTATTGGTAGACCTGTAACGGCTACTGTAGCGCTTACGCCTGCTGCTGAGGCGATCGGGGCTTCGGCAAAGGCTGAATGACCTAGTGCCATGGTTTAAAACGCTGTTGTGGGTACGCCTGCTGACGAAACAAAAGGAGATGCTGCGAATGCCATATATATGTAACTTTGACTTTCATTTTGTGAAGTCGCTCTTAATTTAAAACCATTAGATAGCAAATCTATTTTTACTCCTGTTCCCTCTGAGTCACTACTGTTTGCTAATAAATACTTAGTAGCTTCATTAACAGGGCTTCTTGTACTATCTGTTAAAGTCCATCCATTTCCAGAACTAGTATAGTTCTTTATAAGTAACCAAGCAGGTTTAAATCCAGTATAAATAAATGGCCCATCTGCATCATTATTACCAGTGTAACTACCGATTTTAGAATATCCTTTAACGCTATGAAAACAATAAGCCACAAATGTTCTGCTACTTCCATTAGTTGTATTTCCAGAACCTAATGAAAAAACAGTAGATGTTGGTGCTGTGTTATTGAAACTATAGTAAGGACTAGATTC